AATGTGTCTAGTCATCTTTGCTTGGGTGGTTGCTCAGGATTATTTCCGTGAGATGACGGATAATGATGTTAGAAAAGAGATCTATAATGAGAAGGAAAACCAGATAGAGCAGGACATGGCACCCTTTGGTTTTGTTAGTGATGGCACGGATTCAACCTCTTTTGTAGATAATACTGGAGATCGTTGGTATACAGATGAATATGGGACCAATAGTCATATGTGGGAATATATGTAACTCTTTCTGAAATGTTTATTTTGATAAATATTTTTAGATTATTCGGATTTTCAAAAGGGAGACTCACCAGATGCCTGTAAATTTAGCATCGCCCGGAGTACTCGTAAGAGAAATCGATTTGACCCTAGGTCAAGTCCAAACCTCTTCCGATAAAACCGGTGCCATCGTCGCCTCTTTCGCTAGAGGCCCCGTTGATGAACCCACACTAATCGCAAGCGAGAACGAACTTTTAGACGTTTTCGGTCAACCTAGTTCCACTGATAGACAGTATGAGGGATGGTTATCCATCGCTTCCTACCTTGCTTACGGTGGTATTATGAGGGTTGTTCGTTCTGATAACGATAACTTGCGTAATGCGTTTGTGGGCGCAGCATCAAGTATTAAGATTAAGAGTCTAGAGGATTACAATGCTCTAGGATATGATGAGAACATCATTCCTGGTGTTACTATTGCAGCAAGAAACTGTGGTTCTTGGGCAAACGGTATCAAGGTAGCGTTTCTAGACGGTAAAGCAGACCAGACCTTTAAAGGTGTTGGTCTAGGACTAACAACTACCCCAACCGTTGCTTTGGGTCAAGGTGTTGTTCAGTCAATCAGCAAAGTTGCTGCAGGTGCTGGTGTAACAGCACTAGTAGAGGGCAACCTCAAAGGTATTGTTACTGGAATCGATACCATCACCGATTCAGTTGATGTAAAGGTCTTATCTTTCACACCAACAACTGGAATCGAGCAGGAAGTTGATTATCAGCAGGGTGGCACTTGGTCATTCGTTGAGGGTGACTTCTCACTCTACACATCAACAGGTATTGTAACTACTACAGCACTTCAGACCCAGTTCCCAGAAGACTGGTTTGATAACCAGACAATCTCCCTACAGGGTGGTCGTATCGAGGCAAATTGGAATTCAATCGCCAACCGCCCTACAACTACTGAGTATGCTAGAAATAGAAATTCAAGATTTGATGAATTCCATGTTGTTATCTTTGATGACACTGGTGATGTAACTGGTAATGCTGGTACTATTCTAGAGAAGAACCTCGGCATCTCCAAAGCACGCGATGCTGAATTCTCTGTGGGTACTCCCTCCTACTGGAGAAAGCATCTTGCCAACACCTCCAGTTATGCCTTCGGTGGTTCACAACCCGTAGGTGTTGTTACTACTTCTTTCGAGACCGGTGGTAATGGATTCACACCTGAAAATGGTGGTGAGTGGGATCAACAGACCCGTAACGTCAACTTCTTCTCTTGTGGCAACCTCCAACTTGTTATGGAGAAAGGCACAAACTACGATGGACTAATGGACATCGAGAAGGATGGAGCACTAAGAGTAGAAGTAGGAGATATCGCTGCTGGATATGACAACTTCGAATCCGATGACGACACGAATGTAGACTTCCTAATCATGGGGTCTTCCGCTTATAACGAAGCAGAAGCACAGTCACTAGCAAACAAACTCATTGCTATTGCTGAGTTGAGAAAGGATGCTCTAGCATTCATCTCACCATATAGAGGTTCACAGATTACTGATAGTGGAGCGGGTGCTCAAGTCACCATTGCTTCAAACAAAGTAACTGATAACATCGTTAACTTCTATTCAACGGTTGGTTCTTCATCCTACGCTATCTTTGATACGGGATACAAGTACATGTATGACCGTTTCGCTGATAAGTTCCGTTATGTCCCCCTAAACGGAGACATTGCTGGTTGCTGCTGCCGCACCGACCAGGTTGCCTTCCCCTGGTTCTCACCAGCGGGCACCACAAGAGGCGCTATCCTCAACGGTTCACGCTTAGCATACAATCCCACTCAGGCGCAAAGAGACCGCCTCTACAGCGCACGTATCAACCCAGTCATCTTTGCTGGTGATATCGGTGGTATGATTCTATACGGAGATAAGACTGGACTCTCCGCTTCTTCTGCATTCGACAGAATTAACGTCCGTCGCCTATTCATCTATGTTGAGCAAGCAATCTCTGCCGCTGCTAAGGATCAACTATTTGAATTCAACGATGAGGTCACCCGTACCAACTTCGTTAACATCGTAGAACCATTCCTACGAGATGTTCAATCCAAGAGAGGCATCACCGACTTCATTGTTGTTTGTGATGAGACAAACAACACTCCTGCCGTCGTAGACAGGAACGAGTTCGTTGCTGACATCTTCCTCAAGCCTACACGCTCAATCAACTTCATCGGTCTAACATTCGTTGCTACTCGTAGCGGCGTCTCCTTTGAAGAGATTGTAGGCACTGTATAATTCACTCTCTACCTTCTAACCCGGAGTTATAAATCCAATGGCAAGTACCAGAAAACAGGTAGAATCTCCCGTATTGAGGACGATTAGCGACTTCAAAGCAAAACTGACTGGTGGCGGCGCCCGCCCCAATCTGTTTGAAGTCGTTCTTCAGTTCCCTCTCTCGGCACCTACCGATACAGATACATTACAGAAGTCACGCTTCCTTGTAAAGGCAGCAGCACTTCCCGCTTCAAACATCACACCCATCGAAGTTCCCTTCCGTGGTCGTGTTCTAAAAATCGCAGGTGATAGAACCTTCGATACCTGGACCATCACAGTCCTAAACGACACCGACTTCGCTATCCGCTCTGCTTTCGAGAAGTGGATGAATACGATGAACAAGATGGAAGACGCGACAGGAACACAGGATCCCGCAGACTATCAGTCTGATGCATATGTCTATCAACTAGATAGAGATGGTTCCACCCTCCGCACATATCGCTTCCACGATATTTTCCCAACCAACATTCAGTCTATTGACCTCAACTATGAGTCAACTGATACCATTCAGGAGTTCACTGTAGAGATGCAGGTCCAGTGGTGGGAAGCAATCAAAGGTAACGGCGCCAATGCCGGTGGTGAAGATATTTTCTAAATCACATTTCATATTTTCTCAGGAGGTCCTCAAAAGGGACCTCTTTTTTTGTGTGCTAAATAATAGACAGGTTATTATCACACCTCTTTTTTAATTATGGCGAGACTTTTTGGTTTCCAAATCACAGATGGACCACCAGAACGCCCCGGTTCTATTAGTCCAGTCCCCGAGAGTAACGCGGACGGCGTAGAATATTTTGCATCCGGTGGTTTTGGAAGATCATTCATCGATATTGAAGGTGTATTCAGAACAGAATACGAACTTATCCGTCGATATAGAGAGATGGCACTCATTCCAGAAGTGGAAAGTGCTGTTGAAGATGTTGTAAATGAAGCGATTGTTAGCGATACATACGAATCACCAGTCCAGGTAGAACTTAGCAATGTAAATGCTAGTGAAAAAGTAAAGAAGATTATCCGAAATGAGTTCAAGTATATCAAGGACCTTCTAGATTTCGATAAGCGTGCTCACGAGATTTTCCGTAACTGGTATATTGATGGTCGTCTACACTATCTCAAGGTCATTGACTTAGAGAAACCACAAGACGGCATTATGGATTTGAGATATATCGATCCAATGAAGGTCAAGTTTGTCCGTAAGGTCAACCAGAAGTCAAATAAATTCCCCAATGCTCAGCGTGTGTTGACTGTTAATAACACAGGCAACCAAATTCCAAACGCTAGAAACGATCAGTTTAGTCCACTTATTGACGAATACTATGTTTACAACCCTGGTGCTTCTAGCAGTGGTTACGCCGCTACTCCTGGTGTATTTAATGGAGGATCGAATCCGTCAACAGGAATCAAAATTGCAAAGGATTCCATTGCCTATTGTAACTCGGGACTAGTCGATAGAAACAACCAGACAGTTCTTTCATATCTACACAAGGCAATCAAACCAGTCAATCAACTCAAAATGATTGAAGATGCTATTGTCATCTACAGATTATCAAGAGCACCTGAAAGAAGAATCTTCTATATTGATGTCGGCAACTTACCTAAAGTAAAGGCAGAGCAATATCTACATCAGGTAATGCAGCGTTATAGAAATAAGCAGACTTATAATTCTGCTACTGGCGAGATGAAGAACGACAAAAAAGTAATGTCGATGCTAGAGGACTTCTGGTTGCCTCGTCGTGAAGGTGGTCGTGGAACTGAGATTTCTACACTACCTGGTGGACAGAACCTAGGTGAAATCACTGACCTAGAGTATTTCAGAAACAAGTTATATAACTCACTCAATGTCCCACAATCCCGTGCCCCAGGTGGCAATGAAGGATTCAACATGGGTCGTTCATCTGAGATCTTAAGAGACGAAGTCAAGTTCTCTAAGTTTGTTGCTCGTCTCCGTAAGAGATTTGCCTCACTATTCAGTGACCTACTCAAGACTCAACTCATCCTCAAGAATGTCATCACCCCCGATGACTGGGAAGAAATCAAAGATAATATTCAGTATGACTTCCTATATGACAACCA